ATTTGTATTTTCAAAAGTAGTTTTACCAAAATGACACAATTTGGTACACATCCAACATTTATTTAGTTTAGGCTTTTTAACATTTTTTATAAGCTCAAATTTTTGTCGTAACATATCCTCCGTGCTTGCTAAATCTTTTTTATCAAAACAAATAGAAAATGGGCCACCGTCATTTACAAAATATATAGAAAAAATAATATGTTCTATTTCAGGATATAATTTACTAATAGCATAATGATAAATTTTTAATTGAGGATCTTTTTCTAATTTTTCTATTGTTTTTTCTTCTCCAGTAGCCCAGTCCAATCTTCTTCCAGTTTTCCAGTCTATGATTTCAATAGTTTTATTATTTGCCAGTGTGATTAAGTCTATTGTTCCTTTTAAGGCCAAATTACCAGATATTTCTCCAGACGGAGTTTTGAAGTTGTATTGGGCCCACTTCTTATCTATTGTAAAATCAAAATGCTGCTCAGGAGAAATTATTTGTCTGTTTCTCGGATCAAACATACCATTATTAAATTCTATAGCTTTATAGACCCAACTATGACAATCTTTGTAGTCTTTATTAGTCCAATTATGGTGACTATTAGCTGTTGAGTAGTAGTCGTATACTTTTTTAATAATAGAATCTAAACTATATGATGAACAACTAATTTTACCTACTACATCATCTTGGATAAAATCTATATTGTCCTGTTGAGCTTTTTTGATTACTGCAAGTATTTCTAAAATTTTATGAACAGTTGTCCCTTTGTCTGCTTTAAGGCCGCTTGGACCTCTCCAGCCTAAAACATACTCGATAAAATATTGCTGTTCACAAAGAGAATGAGTATTGTACGAAGAGCTTCTGAAATATGTAGTAATTATGGTAGTAGTCCTTTATATTGTAAAAAATCTAAAATTTGTTTATTTTTAATTTCTATATTTTGATCTTTATTGTCTATAACCAAACTAAATTGATTCCAATTATATTTATCTGCATCTAATGCACTCTCACTATTTGATAATGAATGAAATGGGTCTAATGTTAGTCTAATAATATTAGCACCATGTTGAAGTAAAGTATCTACTTCATTTGGGAATCTACAATCTGGTATAATTGCTAGATCTGGCTTTTCTTTTTGTATTTTAAAGATTGTTGCTCTTACCCAAACATCATTAAATAATTGTCTAAAAATATCTGTGCCAATTACTTCCATAGCTCTTCTTGCCGTTAATTTCTCACCATTCCAAGATAAGTCTGTTAATGTATTTTTATCCATATCGGACCCATAACATTGATCATATGTCATACCCAAAATATTCATACAAATATCTTTTTTAAGAGGATCGGCAAAATTATAAATTTTACAATTTAATTCTGGAAAATTATCTTTGTATAAAGATTCTACATATTCAGCAGATGTGCTCTTGCCTGATTGTTTTCTTCCAGAAAATGCTAAAATATTCATAGTATTTTTTCTAATTGAGGAACTATTTCATTCTTAATTTGATCTATATTCATTTCTCCAATATCATTGGTAGAAATTTTTAATTTATATATATTATAAATTTTTTGACATTTACTAGCAATAGTTTCGGATGCTTTAAGTCCAGCTTCATCGTTGTCCATTGCTACAATAATAGTCATAGCTCCACTAGTGTCTAGAAGCATTTTTTGATTATTAGATAAATTTGTTCCAAAAAGAGCTACAGAATTATGAATTCCTGCTTCTTCTAATTTCCAAACATTTCCTGGACTCTCTACAAGAATAACAGAGTGACTGGTTTTAATAAATTCTTTAGCAAACCAGAAATTGTATAGATTGTCTTGTGATTTAAAATTAAAGCTATGTTTCCATTTACTATATTTATATAAATCTTCTTTATTTGGACATTCTCCATCATGATAATGATCGCACTCGTTACATTTATTACATAAACTTCTGCCTGAGCAGCCAATCATATATTTATATCCGTAGTCATAAACAGGAACCACTGCCCTGCCTGACATTTCTTTATTGGAAATTAAACAATCCCCTACATCATATTTATCTAAAATTTCAGAAGAGAATCCTCTATCTAAAAAATATTGTGATGGTATTTTTAATAAATTTCTCACTGATGATCTTAAAATACCTTTAAGGGATTTATCTTTGACTGTGTTATTGGTTGTTATAGTCTCTATAGTATTGGCGAAGTTATTTTTTTCTATATGCTTTTTATCTACTTTAATATCTGATAGTCTTTGATTTAGAAATTTTTCAGCAAATTTTATAGTCTCATCAAATGAATATGATTTATCTCCGTTTTGTTTCCAACCAAAATCTTGGTGAGACAGTACCCCTCTAATAAATCCTAGAATAGAAGATTTAAATATCTCTTCACATCCATGCGATCTACATTTCCAATTACCTCTATACTTATCTCCTTCTGGATATAAATTAAACGCAGAGGAATTATCTCCACCATGTATCGGACAACTCATAGTTATAAGTTTTCCGGCTCTTTTGTATTCTATATCAAAAAAAGATAATAATTCATCTATTTTATCACATAATCTATCTGATAAAATTTTAAGCTTATTTTGATTATGAGAACGAGATTTGGTTTGCTTCATCATTGTTGTCATCAATTATAAATCCATCTTTACGTTTAGAACTTTTGTGAGATATTTCCAACTTAGTTTGACCCTCAGTAATTTTCGCACACCAACCTTTCATATGAAAATTAATATAATCATTATCATCCAATCCTGCTCCATGACGACTAATAAGAGGAATTAATTTTCTATTGCCAGATTCTCCAGCATCTTCTGCTATTTCTTCATCACTTTTTCTTTTGAAAATACTAAAATTGCTACATAGCCATATAATACGATCAGATCCGCTAGCAGTATCTGTGCTTTCTTTACTTATACCATCCCTATTAAGCTGTATAAAAGATAGTATTGGTAATTGGTATTTTACAGCAAAGTTGTGAAGTGCTGTCATCATAAACCCTAATACTTGATATTCTTTCATATCTTGAGAAATCCCATTACTATCCATTAGTTTGAGATAATCATAGATTATTAAACAATCTTTCGCTGTTCCGTCTGAGTTTGTTCCAACGCTTTTATGTATCCATCTTTTCATTAGGCTCAATTGCTCATCAAAAGCTTTGCCGGCTATAGACTTATAATAAATTGGCATTTTATTAAGATTTTTACTAGCTTCTTTAATTTTTTCATGCTGGTTGGGGGACTCTGCAAATTTTCCTGTTTCGATTTTATTAATTTCTATTTCCGTCATCATAGCTAATAATCTATGTATATGATCTTTGCTATTCATTTCTGTATCCATATTTAGAACAGGTATTCCTAATTTACCAGCCACATGCAAACTAACATTGTCGCACCACAAACTTTTACCAACTTTTGGCCTAGCGGCTATTACGTTGATTGTTCCTTTTCTGAAGCCTCCTCCTATAGATTGATCGTATATTGGATACCCACTAGAAATTCCCATTTGCTGAATAGGATTATCTATTAAGTATTGAACATAGGATTCTGCATCTTTACCAAGCACAGTTGGTTCATTATCGCTACTAAGATTAGCTCCAAAATCGAATAAACTCTCTTCAGCAATACCTAAAATAGAAGATATAGGCTCAGATCCGGTAACATCTAGTAATTTTTCTTGAGCATTCTCTAATTCTTTATGGAGAGATCTTGCTATTTGTAGTTTTTTTATTTTAATAGCAAATTTTTTAATATTGTTTATGTCTGCCGGAAAATCTTTAATAGCCTTAAGATGCTGGGCTTCTTCTTTTTTTTGTAAAATATGACCAACACCCAGTTCTTGAGCAGCAGAGTATATGGATGCTATGTCTATTAATTTGGTATCTTCTTTATCAAAGATATGTTTTATACAATTAAAAATGATTTGATTACTATCTATAGTAAAAGTATCATTATTAATTAAATCATTAACTTCTAGATAAGCTGTATCTCCATATTGCAAAATACAACTTAGAACAGCTCTTTCAGCTGATGGATCACATAAAATCATAATTAGCCTGGAACCTTAGCACATTTATTGCATTTATATCTATTTGGCGCTTCATGAACCAATACAGGATTAACCGACTCTTTTCTGCCACAAACTCTACAAATAACATTTATATATTCAAAGTCTCTTGATCTTTGAGTGGGGGGATATTTAATTAAAAGCTGATCTATTTTTGAATCATCTTTATGCATATTATGCTCTGGCATGGCATCGAATTTATTATATGAAGAGACTCCGTCCTTGGAACTCTTCTTTTTTTGTGGATTCGCCCCTTTTCTTTTTTTTGTTTTTGGTGTTTCTGTATCTGCTAATTCTACATTTTCGGGATGGTTTGCATCCGTAAGTCCTCTCTGTAGTATAGTTATTAACTGTCTAATATCGTCATTATTAAGAGACATGTTTCACCTTTGTTTTTTGAATGGCTAAAACAACATCAGAGAGATTTTTTATATTATTTGCTAAATATGATAATCTATCCATTCTTTGTTTAGCATATTTTTTAATTTGATTAATATTATTAGCTTTATCGTTATGTTTAATTGCTTGTATAGACTTCTCTATATAGCCATATCCTTTATAATTATTAATATCGTCAGCAATAACCTCTTTGATTGACTCTTCTGCCCAATTATATCTTGCTATTTCTCTATTAAGGTTTCTTTGTATATGAAAAGCAAATTGCATTAATCTATATGATATTTGAGCACAATCTTCCGGATTTAATTTTTCAATAATATCTCTATTCATAGTTAAATATTGATTAATTTCATCAGATGCAATACCTACATCAGATTTATACAAAGGAATAGCCAATGATGTTTCATATTCATCTAGAATTTTATCCCAATGTTGTAATTCTTCTTTTGCTGATTTATTCATTGTATTATCTTTTCTTTCCACTGATCTATTGATGTATTATAAGACAGATCTATATATTTAATATTATTAATTTCACACCATTCTTTTTTATCAGCATCTCTTTTTTTACTTTTAATAAAGTTCATAATGTTATTATGATAAAATGATACAAATTTAAAATGCTGTTCGCCATGTGTTTCTATGCATGTTTTTATTAATGGAAGATAAAAATCTAAATATAAGGTTTCGGATTTTCTGGGGTTAATGGGAACTTCTTCTAAAATTTGTAGAGTAGGAAATAATTCCAATAGTAAGTCTCTAGCTTGTATATGTAAAGAGGACTTGTTTTGTAATTTACCTTTGGCGATATAGCCTTTTAGATTCCAATCGCTGTAGTTTCCATCAAGGTCTACAACTTTCATTTTACTCCCAATATTCCTTTAACTTCTTTTACTATTTTTGCATAAGCCTCTTTATTTTCCATTAGATATGCTCTAACTTTTTCTGTTCCTTGAAATTTAGGCTTGTCGTCTAATACATTAATAGTGTACCACGCTCCACCCTTTGCTATTACTCCAAAATCTGAAGCAAGATTAATAATTTCTGTATATTTATCAATACCTTGGCCGTATCTGATGTATGAGGTAGTAGTGGCTCCTGGTGGCCCTAGTGCTGAACACATAACTTGCCATTCAACTTCTTGACCAATTTGAATATTATCTGATCCTTGTAGCCATGGACTAAATTTTTTAACTCTTAATTTTACATCTGTTTGATATGCTATAGCTTGACCACTTTTTTCTTTAAATTCTGCTCCGTATCCTGTTGGATTACCCATTAAGTGAGTAATTCCAATAACTATATTTTTATTTACAGGAATAACGTTTGCTACTTTTCTACAGAATTTAGCTAATAATTTAGCTCCATCTGCTCTTTGCATTTTATCCATCTCACTTGTAATTTCTGCTTCTGTACATAGTGCAGAATATGAGTCTATGATAACAACCGATCCTGGCTCCTGATTGATAATTCTTTCTGCTATTTGTAGATATTCTTCTGCATGTAAAATTTTACCTTCTTGACTTCCTATAATATGAAATCTCTCAAGATCAAGATGAGGTATGCCTTCAATATCTCGTTTTTTCAATCTACCTTCTATGTTTAGATAGTACACATGACGACCATCTTTAAAAGATCCATGAGCATATTGTTTATCTTGAGCTGTCGCAGCAAAGTCTAGAGAGGTACAAGTTTTGCCCGCCTTGGGTTGACCGGTAAAAATTACAAAACTTCCTTCTGGTATTCCACCACCCAAAGCTATGTCTAAAGCTGGACTAACAGGAATTGTTAAAACCTTTTTATCTATTAAAGCATTACCAGATAAAATAATTTCGTCACCAAATTGTTTGATAACGTCGTCTTTAAGCTTCGTCATTCTAGATCCTTTAGTTTAGATATAATATTATTAGACGGAATATGTTTACGAAAATCTGTTTTTTCTGTTCGATCAAACTCTTTTGAGAGTGTTTTATTCTTTTTTTTGTTAGCTTCTGAGATTTCTTCTATAATAGGTTTCAAAAAGGGTGCTCGCAAAGAATAAATTTTTTGACCCCTAGCATCCCT